GGCGGAATACTGCTCGGTAACGGTGGCAAGCACCATCAGTTCCCTGTTGGGCAGTTCATCAAAATTTGTCACAAGCTGCGGGTACAGGTCTTTTAAAACCCACTCCATGTAATCCTGCACTGCCTGCACGGCGTCATCATTATCCTTCTCTTTCTGCATGGTCTTGCGCCGCACATTCAATTCCAGAATCTGGGCGCGGGTCATGGACTTCACATCCACCTCAAATTCACCAACAACAACTGCAAGCTGTTTTGCTTCACTCATCGCACTATCCTTATATAAGGGTGTAGGTTTCAACATCGTTGGTTACAGAAACACGTATGGCATCACTGGAAGGATTGCTGGCAAAACCTTGGAAGGAGTAACTCTCCTTAATGCCTTTGGGGCCTTCAATGGCAGGGGATGCACGGTTAATCTTGGCTTCTGTAAGTTCCACAAGCAGTTTTGTTGCGCCCAGCACATACTCAATGGCAAAGCTCACAGTGGCGTTGTCCGCACCTTTTTGCAGCAGGGTCTTGTCCGTAAACAGTGCCGTGATGTTGCCGGAGATGCCCAGAATACCTTCTGCAAGGCTGCCGCGTTCACCGCCGCCGCCAACACAAAACGAATCACCGTCAAGCCCGCAGTCCAAGTTCAAAGAAAACTCAGTGATGCGGTTGGACAGTGCGGCATCATCCATTTTGATGGTTGCCTGAAAATTCTGAAACTGCTGAGAGGCGATTTCTGCGGGAGCAGCAACCGCAGCCGCGGCATTGCTTGTTTCGCCTGCGCCCATAAGTCCGATATCTGCTGTTACTTCACCCTCGGAGCTAACAGAAAGTGCAAGGCTGGATGCCTTGATGCCGTAGCCGAGCATGTAGGAAGCCACTTCCGGAAACTGCTTTTCCACCCATATGGACGGCTGCGTATTATTCGGTGTGAAAACGTGTTTGAAATTATCCCCGTCCGCACTGGTGGCAGGCAGCCCGAACAGAGCAATGAGCCAGATCGGGAACGTCTGCGCATCCACAGGCACAACAATGTTGCCGGAGTAATCCGTGTTGCCCGCACTCGGAGCAGAAGGACTTCTGCTGCCGGTGATCACACTGGACGTGTTCAAGGTGCGGGATGCCCCTGCGGAAATACTTACGCGCGGCATAACCGTTCCCGTTGCACCTGCACCTGCCTTGTATGCGCTCTCAAATCCGGCAACGACCTTGGCGCTGCTTCCTTTTGCCTGTGCCATAAAATTCTCCCTTGAGACTGTTGGTAAAATCCTTGTTTGCTAGATTGAGACAAATCTGTGCAGTGCAAGGCGCAAGATAAAATCAGGGGCGAAGCATAGTTCAACCTATGTGAGCGTCTGACTTTATCGAAGCAACGCCGCAATGTGCGGGTTTGTCATCAATCTAGCCCGTTGCCACCGATGCAGGTGGAGCCGGAAACAGTAATGCTTAATTCTCTGTACAGCAGAGGAAAATCCGCAAGCTCATACAGATCAGTCACTTCGCCAATATAAAAACCGTCCTCTCCATCCTGTAATGCTTGCAGAGCCAGAGAACCAAAATTTGTAGCAAGCTGTTTTAGCCCTGCCAGTTCATCATTTTCAAAGCGTTCATCATGCACCGCCAAAATAACCCGCACCGTGTTTGCATGCTCTGCAATGCGTCCAAATTTTCCACTCTCCGGAACAAGGGCAATCAGCGGGCAGTCTTCCTCACGGGGCAGCGCTGCCATGTTTACCCCCTGCATAATGCGCAGGGGCTGCCCGTATTCAGCCTGCGCCCAAGCATGGAGTGCGGTATGGTTGCGCAGTGCAGCAGCAAAACTTTCAATTATCTCCCAACTGGTAGCAGAGGCCATACGCTTCCCTTTGATTTTTGAATGATCCTGTAAATGCGTTCTTCAACAATCGCCGGCAGTTCAGGATTCAGCAGATCAAATACCGGATCAATAATCGGACGTTCCGGCTGCTCGAGCACGGTGGTGGATTTACTCAGGGGAACACCTGCCGCCCAGAATGCGCGCCGCATTTTGTCTGTTACCCGTTGCCGCTTTCTGTAAATACCGGGGCTGTTACCGAATCGTTCCCCAGCCTGAACAGCCTGTGCATGTTTGGCAGCAGAAGGATTTAAAAAGCCGATACGCACAGCCTGTGTTTCCGGATAAAACTCGTATCGGACTGCCTGCGCTAATTTCCCGAACGGAGTGGTGGAACCCAAGCCGCTACGTGGTGTTTTCCAACGGTTAAAGTGGCTGCGCCTAAAGGCAGTACCTTCTTTTTCAAGCCTGCGTTGCTTCTTGCTCACCCGCTTAAGGCTCAGTCGTTCATACGCCTTGGTGGACACATCTGCGCCGCTGATCAATCCGGCTCTTCTGGCCTGTTCCAGTCTGCGATACTGGCGCATAAGGCTTACCCGTTTCCAACGATGGCCGATGGTGACACCGCCGCTGTTGACGGCTGCCATAATTTCCTGTCGATATCGCCACCCGACATGACGCAGCGCTCTGCCGAATTCGTTGGGGAAATGCTTCGCAAGCCATTCCATCTGCCCCTGTGCTTCATCTTCTACTCTGCATAGGGCAACGCTGCCGTGGAGTGTTGCCATTACAGCCCGCCAAGGCGCGTGTCTGTTATCAGCGCCAGCATGTAACCGATGAATTTTCCGTTTACAGGTCTGCCGATGGGCTTAAAATCCTGCATGGCGAACTTGGTGCCGATGCTGTCTGTTACAGTCACCTTTGCACCGAGTCCCGCGGGCAGCTCACTCCCCACCACACGCGCAACAAACCAGTTTGTTTCATCGCGCCTGCGGTACTCGCGCACCCAGTCGGGAGCATCGGGGACAGAGCCTATGATCATATTGACCGTGGCATCTGCACTGTTCTGCGTAAGCGTCACAGTTTCCCCGTGCTCCTCAATCAGGACGGCAAGGTCACGCTGCTGTAGTTCGAAAAAAGATTCGTTCATGGCGCTGCCTACTTAGAATCGAAGGTGATTCCGTTTTCTGCAAAAATTTCGTCTGTGGACTTTGCTTCACGGCGCAGCTGTGCAATATCTTCTGCTGTCACTTCATCGTTATCCAAGGCGTCCAGTAATGCCTTAACAGCAGGAACACCCACCTTGGAGGTCAAATCAAGAACGAGGTGTAAGTCTTGCTTCTTCATACAAAGCACCTTCCTTTACTTTCTGATATTCATCCTTGGCATCGGATAACGCCTTACGCAGCATGCCAAGCTCCTGCCGTACGGTGGGCAGCATATCCATGAGCGTCTGTTTTATGCCCTGTGCCTCAACGCTTTTACCTTGCGCCTCAAGCAGCATGTACTGTTCAAGCAGATTAATGGCGCTTTCACGCACAGCATCAAAGGCATGTCCCGCAACGCGGATCTGCAACAACTGTTTTTGAGAAATCCGGTCATGCTTGTAGGCAATGGAGGCAGATGTAATCACGCCGTCATGCGCCACGGTCAGCATTTTGATTGTGGTTTCCGTGTTTTTTGCAAAATCCTCACAGCCTGCAAGCGGCAGGCAGAAGGCAACAATCAGAGCACATGCAACAAGTCGTTTCATGGCTGTTCTCCTATGGGTGGATTTTCAGGATACCGCGCGCAGTATTAAAATTGCGGGTATCAAAATGGAACCAGCCAACATTCATTTCTATGCAGGTGATGAACTGGTAGGCTTCGTCTTTCGGATTCGCCAAAATGTGCGCACGTACTTCCTCAGCTGCACAGTATTTAAAAATGATGTCTCCGGCGCGACCGAATTTGTGTGTGGACCACTCAGCACCCACGGAACAGGCAAACGGACGCCACCCCCGAAACTGATTAGAGCCGCCCCAGTACCAGTCATTCATAATGGCTGTGCCGAAACGCTCCTGAAAGCGGTCAAGCGTCCACAGCATGCGCGGGTCAAAAAGTCCCCATCCGGTAGCTTCAGACAGTACGGAATATTCATACTTGGGCAGCAGCTCATACAGTGCAAAACGCTCTGTTCTGTATCCGGTAAGATTGTTCATTTAGAATCTCCCTGCGGCAGCTGACATTCATGCAGGCAGTCTCGGTAGCTTCTCAAACGCTCCCGTACACCTTTAGGAATAGGCACACCAAAATAGCTTAAATGTTCAATGCAGCTCAGCGCCTCTGTCATACAAAGGTAGGCAATGGTTATGTCGCGCAGTGGCAAAAACGTTCCCAGGGCACCTAGCGAATATTCAGCAAGCCCCATCACTACAACGGTCATCACATACAATACTATCTTCATGGCTCCGGCTCTGAACTTGCGACCGGAAAGGCACTTGCCGTCCCACGCACGCTTGAACCCGAGGATAAAATCCAGCGCCCACAAAGCAGTCAGCGCATACACAAGCTGAAAAGAGCCGCCGAACACAGCAGCCGCGCCCGCAGCAAACACAGAAAAAATACTCTTAACATCCATGTTGCTGCCCATTTCCTGTAGGTAGTTCGTCAAATCCTGCATTGCGTCTCCTTGTGCCCTGCCCGACCAATCTGTGGGGGAAGCGTGGTCGGGCAGGGGTTTTGCGGAGGATCAGTTCATTACTGAATGCCTGTGATCAATAAACCGCAGCGACGGGAGATATCGCTGAGGACTTTGTCTGTTTCAGGATCTGTGGAACGCAACAGCTTTGCATCCACATCATGGCGAACACGGATAATGTCCGCACGGTTTGCGTCTTCGCGGTAGTCTTCAACAACAAATTCTTCCTTGGCACCCTCGTTCCAAATAAATGTACGACCGATGCAGGGAGTAACCACCTGCGCATCCTGCGAAGCAGTAAGGCACAGCAGCGCGCGTTCATCAGTCCAGATGCCGTCAAGCTGCGGTTCCTTTTTCGCGTTGGCGCTGTTAAACAGGGCACCCGCCACAACAATGTTAATTTCAAGATAGGTTTCAAGGTGCGTCAGGGTAATGTTTCCTGTCTTCTTGGTGTCTGGAAAAATGTAGTGGATGGCGTCCTTAGCCGCTTTGCAGTTAATCAAGTTCATGTACTGCGCCCAGCTCACTTCAAGCGTATTCGGAGTAACCCCGCGCGAGCGCATGCCGATAATGCCCTTGTTTACATCCGCCTTCGGGTCTGCGGCATCATGGTCGGACCACGGCGCAGCTGCCGCCAGAGCAGGAAAGTTGTTGGTATCCATAAGCTTATTGGCAACACGAATTTCGTGTGCATGCTGCACCTTGCCCATGGTCAGTTTGGTAACTGTCTCTTCCATGTCCAGAACATCCTTGTAGACAGCCGAGTTACGGTCATCTACCGGTCCTTCCAGACCGTGTTCACGGGTGCGGAAGTTCCCCTGTTCAAATTCTTCAAATGCGCGGTTGTAAGCACCGCTGGAAGTGCGGTTGGTGTCCGCAGTGTTGTACAGAGACTTCAAAGGCATTACCGGATACGTTCCGGAATCGCGGTTAACCCAGCAATACGGCATAAGCCTTGTTGCCACATAGCCGGAGTGCTCTGCCTGATTAAGCACATCCTCTGTGATCATGGCGCTCAGGTCTTCGCGTGGTAAAAATCGTCCAGTAGGTCGCATAGTGTTTTCCTTATGGTGCGGATAATGCGGTCAAAAAATTACACAGTCACAGGAAGGCACGCACCGTTAGGAGCAACCTCCACGCCGTCGCCGTCTGCCTTTGCCACGGTAAGCGCAACGCCCACTTTGTAGTACGTTCCCGCATCCGTCGGCAGCATGCTTACTTTGCCCTCGGCTGCTGCATACACATCAGCTCCGGCGTTAATGGCTGCACTGGCAATCATAATCTGCGTTCCGGGTTTGTTGTACAAAGCAATGGTGGCGCGCGGGTCATCAAACGGGGAGTCAAACACAGTGCCGAATCCCGCAGTATCTGCCCCTGCCACCACGCACACACCGCTGTCATGCTTAACGCGCAAATTTTCCGTAAGCCGCTCCGCAACGGGAAGAGTCACATAGCCAAGATCTTTGTAGCCCATACTCATGAGTCGTCTCCTTTGTTCCGTGCTGCGTTAGCGGTTAAGCCACTGCTGATATGCTTCAGAATGTGTGCGCGCCACTGCGCGAATGGCAGAGCCTTTTTCAACGCCTTCAGCCTTCATGTGATCATTTACAAGCTTCATAAAATCCGTCTTTGCGCCGCCGCCTGCATTGTCCGGCTTTTTCTCTTCACCTCTGGCATCCACACCGTCGCCAAGGGTGCTTTCCATACTGGCAAGGGCATCTGCCTTGCCATCCTGCATGGCTGTCACCATCTGCTTGTAAATGTCGTGTGCAGGATCACCTCCTTCAATGGCTTTCAGGGCAAGCTCCGTACATGCACCGGCTTTAATAATTTCCACAACGCGGCTGCGCTCTGCCTGTGTTGCATCATCTGCTGCTTTTTCCAGTGCTCCGGCATCAACAGCAGCTTCACCCGCAATCTGTTCCACCAGCGAAGGCGCGTGTACTTTCAAACCTTCCACGGTCAGGGCTGCATAGTTAATGCTCTGCTCTGCCGCTTGCTTTACTGCTTCAGTTCCCATCGTATTCTCCTTAACGTTTGCAGCGAGCTGCCCTGCCAAATTCAGGGCAAACTCCAAGTCGCCTATATGGTCAACAAGGCCAGCGGACAGAGCCTGCTTGCCTGTAAAAATTTTGCCGTCTGCCATTGCCGGATGCACCGCGCTCACGTCTAAACCTCTGTGTTCTGCCACAGCCTCCACAAAAGTGTCGTATGCTGCCTGCAAATGTCCCTGTAGGTACGTCAGGGAATCATCCGTCAGGCTCTCGCGCATGGCAGCCTTGTAGGCTCCGGCTTTAATGATGGTGCGCTTAACGCCCCGTGTCTCATCCTTGGCTGTTTCGTCATAATGTGTGGTAAAAACGCCAATGGAGCCGACAACGGCAGACTTAGTGGAAACTATTGCGGTGGCGGAACTGGCAACCCAATATGCAGCGCTGCACATGGAGGCATCTGTGTAGGCAACAATGGGCTTAATACTGCGACCGCGCCAAATTGTGCCGGACAATTCATCCAATCCGGCAAGGGTTCCGCCCGGGCTGTCCACATCAAGCAGCACAGCTTTCACAGCATCGTTTGCCAGTGCATGGCTGACATGTTTGCCAAGGGTTTTGCAGGAGCAGCCGCCGCACATCTCTTCAAATGCATCCAGCCTGCGCCCCATCACGCCGTACAGGTTGATGACGGCAATACCGTTAAGCGTTTCGTACGGTTCATCGTCACGATTGCTGCGTTTTCTGGAACCGGTAAACGCCAGCGGATTGCCCTGTGCGTGCGCTTCCACCACTTCGCAAATAGCTTCCAGTTTCTCAGGTAAAATGGCGAAGAGTTCGCCTTGTAAAATTTTAAGACTCATCCTCTTCCTCACTGTTTGCTGTTCCTTCACTTTCCGTTTCTTTGACTGGCGGTCTCAAACTTACGCCGTACTTTTCTTCCAGATCCTGCAAGTGCTTCAGCTCTTTTGCGCGCTGCTCAGTTTCCACACGCCAGTCTTTGCCGTCCCTGCCGAACACGTCCTTCAACGAGGTCGTATTGCTGTTCAAACCAATAACATCAGCTTCAGCCGCTTTTTTGCGGTCGATCTGACGCATGGGCTGCGGCAAAAATTCAGCAGAGTAATACGCATCAATATTGGCAATAAAATGTTCTGTGGAAGTAACAGGAAGGAGCGAGCGAAGGCACATTTCGTACAGCATCCACGCCATTACAGGCGCATTAAAAGCCCGGTTGAGAATGGTATGCTCGTAGGCGGCAACCTCTTCAGCCTTTTCAAAACTCGCTTTACTGGCAGAGTAAGAGGCCTGATACTTGCGCAGAATATTTTCCTGCCCGCGCACAGTGCCAACGCCAATGCGGTCATGAATCATACCGGTAAGGTCTGTCAGATTCTGGGGAGCTGCCGTGTGAGAAAACCAGTCCATGGACTCGCCCTTAAGCCCCTGCAAAATGGTGCCGTTATCCGTCTGAATAATACGGTCTTCAATATCCAAATTCTTATTCGCGCCCATAGCGCCCTGCCCGACGGCGTTAATAAAGCCAACGTACAGGTTGCGCACTACAGCGCCCACCAGCACGGCGTCGCTCATGTCGTTTGCATCACGCAAAGTTTTAATAAGGGTCGCGTAAATAGAATCCTGCCTGTACTCGGCAACATTTCGCACATCGCACGTAAGCAGCAGCTTAGGCAGCCCTGTTTTTTGATCACGTATAGCCACGCGATCATAGCAATCGGTCGTATTGCCAACAGGTCGGTCAGGTTTTCGGATAAATGCGTGGGTGGGTTCGCCGTATTTTCCAATTTCAATACCGTCAAAAACTTCTCCGGTAGCATCAGAAGGCGTCCCCAAACGGGTAGGACAAACAGGCAGCAGCGCAAGCCCAAGCGGACGCAGCGCATCACTGCGTACAACGGCCTGAGCAAGCCCGATGCCGAAAATTTTCCACTGGAAGTATTGCAGCGCCTGCAAGGCATAAAAGTTCAACCGCCGCTGGGCATCGCACCACAGGTGCACACCAAGCCCCCAGCGGTTAAACATCTGATTCGCGCGTTGTTCAAAAAGCTCCGCCCATGCTGTGTCTTTGCCAAGCCACTCAGCACGGGGAGTAAAGGAAGGAGTAAGCCCGATGCCGACAGTCTCAATAAGACCGCCTTCAACAACACCGTGCCCCATAGAATCGTTCGTATAAAGATCAAGCGCCCGTTCCACAACGCGGGCTTTTTCCCGCTCTGCCATACGTTCGCTAATAACCGTTGTCACATAGTTAGCCATGGTGCCTTGAATACTGGCACCGCTACGGTGAACGGTTTTCCCGTATGAACGCTTACGGGAGAATGCGCGATTAGCCTGCCCACGCATGCCCTACCCCCTGCGAGGAACAGGGTTAAAGCCGCGCTGCAACAGGTTGCCCCTTTCAGCTGCCTGTTCTGCAAGCAGCTCACGGCGCACCGCCATAATATCGCGAATGTTATGGCTCTTCTGCGTAAAGCCATCCACGCTGTATTCAGAGCCGCGTCGCAACGCCTGCTCCAGCGCATCTTCTGTTTTTTCAGCTGTAAGAGAATCAGGAAGGATTTGTTCGGACATAGCCACCTCGCATGGTTCCAATAGTCGTCAGTATGTGATTGATACTGAAAATCATACAATGGTGGGGAACTTGTTGTCCTGCTTTAACGTGTAGAAAAAGTCTTGAAATGGAAAAAGTCTAGATATACTTAGAAGTTAATCTTTAACGATAGAATATTGCTCGAGATAGCTCAGAAGCATGCAGAATGCGGAAGCCATAAATTCTACAATTGAAAAAGCATCTTAGATGTAGATAGAGAGTGTACTGAACAATCCAATGGATACAAAGAAGGTGAACAGCCTGAAATTGATGCGATATATATTCGGTTCATGATTAATATGACAACAGCAAACTTGCTTTTTTTTAGCAGAAATAAACTTAGGAGAGAGGAGTTAAAATGGAAGAGGAAAAACAGAAGGTAAGTTGGACCGGATGGTTGTTTAAAGTTGGGAAATTTCTTTTTTACACTGTTCCAACTGTTGCAATGCTTTGGCTCTCGGTGTTTAGACTTGATATAGCAAGTGTAAGTTCTATCGTACGATCATTTCAACTACAACAATATTGGTTTGTAATTATTGTTGTATTCTTGATATATATTTTTACGATGGTAGTAGGGTGGCGACGTATTGTTGTCCATAGTGATAGTAAAATTAAAGGCGGTTTCTTTTACTTTTGGCTATCCATTATCTGCCCATTTCTTGTATTGCTTGGAAGCCAACTAGCTTCTCCAATAGGTAAGAGCACAATTACTAAAGAACTCAAAAATGGGCAGCGCATTGTTAAAACAATTGAAAAAGATATCAAAAACATGAGTGAAGAGGAATTTCGGAGCAAGCTAGTAGGTCACTATCGTGCAAAGCGAGGCATTCTTGAAAATGATAGCCGATATGTTGAAGCAAGCATGCTAGTTGGGGGGCATATTTATTATGAGTTAACCATTTCAGAAAATAGCGATTTTGTTAAAGTCAAAATTTCAGGCCCTAAAGGTACTCTACGAAAAATTGAAGCAAAGTATAAATATGCAAGTGCAAATAGATTTATTTTGACTGAGTTGGAGAAAGACCGTTTAGTAGCTAGCTGCGAATGGTTTGTTGGTGGGAGCTGGCAAGGCGAGCTCCTCAATAACAAACTAGTGCTTAAACAGGTTGATAATGATGACAATGAGTATGTTGTGACGTTAGAAAAAATTTAATCTCTTTTTAAGAATGTAGAGGCAGCGTTAAGCCGCCTCTACACTCTTAAAACAATGTTCACATTCCCTACATCGATGATACCTTTCTTTTACATTGCTATACCATTTTACGCTGCGGGTTACATGACATCGCACCGCCCCACAAACCGGACACACAGCCCCATCCCTTGCCGAGTAATCCACAGCCTTTGCTTTACTCACCTCGCGCATAATCTTGCGGAAGGTTTCTTTCGGAAGATTATGCAAATCCGCTATGCATTTCTTGTTATCTTGCATTTGGGTTAATCCTCCCCAGCCGTTTCATACGACCGTTAAAGGCTTTGGGCTGCCCCTGCGCAACAGGCACTTCCACTTTCGGGGTTACTACGTTCCAGTACGGCTGATCCAGTGTTACCAGTGCGGGCATCCAGTCTGCGTGGGCGCAGGCGGCGGCGTACACTTCGCAGTCCAGCAGGTGGTTGTTGGCACTTTTAGCGCGCCATGCAACAGTTCCGTTTTCTTTTTCCACCCGCTCTTCCGCTGTCATCTGGGTAAAATACCGCTCGTCCGTATCCTTGTGCAGCCACATGGGCTGCCGTGCATCTTCACCAATCCGTGCAGAAAAAATAGTGTCCTTCAGGTCATTGGTGTCCAAGGTGTACAAGCCTATTTTGTCCTGCCCTGCTGCCGCATCAAGCGGGTTAAGCTGCATACGCGATGCGCGGACGGTCAGCTGCTGCGTTCTGGAAGCACCCTCGATGCCGGTAACAACGTTGTCAGGAAAACCGCGGCTCGGAAGCGTTACAAGCCAGTTTTTTACCTCGTCCGTTTTTGACCATCCCTCAATTTCGGTTTCACCGCCGCCGATGTCGATGCCCGCACGCCAGATCGGATAGCGCACGTTTGTCCGACTCACATGCGGAAAAGTGGTGTTGAACAGCAGCTCTTCCACGTCCTGCCATGCATCAAGCCAACCGTACTGGATGAGGAATGATTCACGGGTTCGCATCCAGCCGCGCACGGTAAACCAAAAGCCCGCCATCTGCATATCAATGCCGCAAGTCAGAGCAAGCACGCCTTCCGGCACCACCATCGGCTCGCAGTCGGGGCGCACCATTTTGCGCAGCACATCCGCGTCCGTCTGCACCGCCTGCACCTTGTACGGCATGGCTTTGTGGTCGTTGTCGTATTTACGCAGCAGCTTAGGGTCACCGCTGTTGTACGCCTTGAACCAGTCAGACATCACCTTGGAGAGTTTCACAAAAGGAGAAACCCAGCTCGGAAAGTGGTAGCCCACCTTTGTGGGGCGCTCTATTTCGCGTTCCGCATGCATGTCACCGCCGCGCACAGCCAGATCGCGCATATGGTCGTTCCACAGCGCACCGCATTTCTCGCAGCGGTAACGGGCTAAATCCTGCACCAGAATACGCTGCGGGTCGCTTATGGTTTCCATTCTGCCGTCGCAGTGCGGGCAGGTTTCCGCATCAGGAAAGCCCTGCCAGCCGCAGCTTTTGCACAGGCGCGGCACAACAATGTTCTTGTCGGTCATCACCTGCCTGTGCCCGCAAAGCTCAATGGGACAACGCGCCCGCACCTGATAAATCACCTGTGCGTCATGCTTCAGCCCGCGCCATATGGAAGAATTTTTTTCGCTTCCGCGCGGTTTGGAATAGCGCATGGTCTTTGCCTCATCCCCGTAGGAGATCTGGCGCTCCATCATGGTCTGCACGGCATACGGTGCGTAGGCGTCCTCTTCGTCCAAACCAAGATCACGCATGGTCACGGAGGACATGGAAGCTTCAGAGTGCGAATACATGCCGTAAATGGTGGAGCCTTTAAACCGAACCTGCCCCTTGTTCACGGTTTCCCCGTCGGAAAGCATTCTGCGAAGCTCGCTGGAAGCCAGAATATGCCGTGCAATTTTCTCATCCATTACGCGTTTCAGGTTTTCCCTGTCCGGCATGCCAAGCCCTGCCGGAGCAGGAGAACGGTACTGATTTGCAAGCAGGCAGTCATAGGCAATGGAGGTTTTGGCAACCTGCGAAGTACCGCAGATTATGATCTCGCGCACTTCCGGTCTGTCCCACATGTCCATGATGTGCTTTGCCCACGGAATGATGTCGTGCCGAAAGTTCTGCCCCTTAAACGGGCCGGTAACGAGGAAGAAGTGTTTGCGGGAAAAATCATACGTGGAAAGCCATTCCCGAACCACAAGCACCTGCTTTTCTCCTTCACGCAGTTCAAAAGGCGGTGGTAAATACGTCATCAGGCTGCCTCCTTCGGTAACACCCAGTAGCGGGCTAAAATGGCATCCACAGATTCAGGGTCAATGTCAGCACCCAGCAGCTCTAGCACATCTTCCGCTGCTTCACGGCTGGCATCTTCGCGGTTCAGTTCAAATTCTTCCCATGCCTCGCGCATTTCCTCCGTAAACCACTGCCCGCTGCCGAACTTGTTCAGGGCTTCCGTCAGCCCCTTGCGGAACAGGTCCACAAGCTCCGCCTTGCGGGAAAACATGTGCTGACTCAGCGCATCGGCACGCACGCTGTCACCGTGCACCAGTTCCGCCACGCGCTGCGCCTGTTCCAGATCTCCGCCCAGCATGGCAAGAATGGTGTCCGCCTCCGCCACAAGCCAGGAGCTTAAAAACAGCTTCATAGACATCCACCTGTCAGCAAGCTCGCGCTCAACCGTCACGGTCTGTGTGTACAGACCACGCTCACGCATAAAGGCAAAATGCTCGCGGCGCTCTTTCATTTCCAAGCCGCTAATCTGGCGCTGAAACTTTTGCTCATGCAGTCCCGGTGTTACTTTTTCCTCTGCTAGCTGTTCCGGTTCCGGTGTCGGGTCCACTTTTTTGGCAAGGTGCACACGGGCAAACTGGTCAACCGTACGCTGGGCAAAGCCGCCCTTCCTGCGTTCCACCAGTTTTCTGTCGTCAATGGCTTTACGCAGAGTGTTGTAGGCAATCTTCCAGCCCTTGCTTTGCAAATACGTATGAACCTGATTCACGTTTTCAAAAAATTCGCCTGCCATGTTATGCTGCCTCCTTGCCATCCGGCTGTGCTGCCGCCGCTTCCTGCAATTTTTTATCCCTCACGCTCTCAACCTGCCGCAAAACTTCCTCCGGCAATCCTGCACAAAACCAGTCCCACACGCTTATCCCGCTGCGGGGCAGATCTCCTGCATCCTTGCCTGCCGCTTTAGGTACAGGCCATCGAACCGTATGCGGATATTCCACCTGCCATGCAAACTGCCCGTGTGCGTCCGCATTAAACTTCCAGCTGTTTTTCTCGCCCGCGGTGTCCGCGTCCATGGCGTTAATAATCAGCTCCGCTTCAAGCAGCAGCTTGTGCGCCCCGTCGTCCGGTCTGTTGGAAGCACCGCCAATCGCCATCACGCTCACGCCAAAATGTCCCAGCTCCTGCCATATCAAAACCGCATCGCGTACCGTCTCAACAATCACCCATATCTTGGAATCCTGCTTGCCGAAAACGTAGTACTGGGAACTCCCTCCGGTAATCTGCAAGTAGCTCGGCAAGCCGTCCACGCCCGCATTTTCGCAGCGTATGTGCATGCGTGCTATGCGGTACTGGCTGCCGTCAAACCTGTAGCCGCAAAAAACAAACCCTTTCGGCAGCCGTATGCACCGCTCGTTGCCCTTGGCATTCCGCTGCATGGGCAGTCCCCAGTGTGTTACCTTGCGGTATGCTATCTCTCCGCGTTCTCCCGCTGCGGAAAACCAGCCAATCTTGGCGGCTTTGGCAACGGCAGGCGTAATGCCCCATTCTTTCAGGCGGGCAAGCTGCTCATCGTTACGCTGCAACGCGTCCACGCATTCGTTCACAAACTCAAGCGCTTTCGCACTCCACCGCTCCGGCGGCATGTCGTATGCCTTCGGTTTCCACTGCGGCTGCACAGCTGCCACAAGCGCCTTGCGCTCTCTGGGCTTAAAATGCACGGAATCGTCAAGGTACGTGGAAACAAATTCGCGGTATCCGTCGCCGTCGTCATACGCCCGACCGTTCAACGCGTTAAAAATGCCCACCAAATCAGCCCATTCCCCGCAGCTGTGGCACCTGCCAATATCTTTCGCAGGGTAATAATAAAATGCTCCGCCCGGGGTCTCTTCCTTGTGAAACGGACAATTCGCCGGAATCCTGTCACCATGAAGCGGCTTATCGTCGATAAGTATACTTCTCGCTATCCGCTCTCTGTCCGCAAATTGAAGCTGCATAGCAACGCCCATATAAACTCCTTTCAATCTCCCTCGGCGGGCTTTTGCCGAACTAGAGGCAGTTCTATTTCTCTAAAAAAACTCTATCTTCTCAAACCCTGATTTTCAGGGGACTTTTCGGCAAAAATAGAAAAAAAGAGTTTTTTTGGAGCCGCCAAGAGAAATTTTAAAAAAAACGATTCTTATTTTTTTTCTTCTTTTCCCCCTTTTTTTTATTTCTCTCTTTTCCTTCTTTCTTTTTCTATAACTCTAGATAAAGAAAAGAAAAGAAATAAAAAAAAGGGGTTAGAAGATAGAGTTGCTCACAGAGTTGATAGTGAGTTTTATGCAACTCTAGAGTTTTTTTGGAGCATCACTGCTTCTCATTTTGGAATTCAGGACGCAAGCTCACACCATAAAAGAACGCATAATTAGTTGTTTTCTTTGTAATTCCATCACGTCGAACAAGGTCAGAAACAAAACTGCTAAAGACTGGAATCGCTTTTTCCGGTTTGTCCTTTTCTTGCGTACAAAACGCCTTAAAAGCGCTAAAAAGTGGCTTAACTTGGTTTTTTTGATTTTCTCCTAAAATGCACCTCATTTTAAGAAATTCACCAATAACATCAGCATCTTCAATGTATTCTTTGGTGTATTCCTGTACTTCTGCGGGAGGCGTCAAATCCATTCCATTTAGGTACATTCTTGCGCCATTTACGACATAAGAGAGAATCGCCGGACCAGCGTTTTTTAGTTTATTTTCAATGACATTCATGGGTTTTCCCATGTAAATATGTTTTTCCTCATTGACCATTTTTGCGTCATTCACAAAACGGGCTGTAAACGGAATTATGCGTAAACGATCCATAAAAGCATGGTCGCCGCCATGTGCCCGCGGGATGTAGTTTGTGTGCAAAAACAGCTTGCAAGGCATGCGAATTTCAGTGGGCGCTTCGTACAATCCGCGCACAACAGTTGTATCTGCTCCCGTCACAAGTTTAATTCTGTCCATACTGAATTTACTCCCCTTCTTCGCCTCACTGGCTACAGCCATGCGTTTATCTCGCATAGCAATCCAAAACGGATCCTCGTTGTTCAGCATCTTTCCTTCCAGCAACAGTTCCGTGCGCAAGGTGGCTGCGTAATCTCCGAGCACGTCACAAATGGCATTGAAGAACATCGACTTGCCGTTGTTCCCCAACGGACCGAACGCCGCATAAAATTCCTTATGCGTAAGCAGCCCTGTTGCCGCATAACCAATCACCTTTCGTACGTAAGACATAAGCCCGTGCGAGCCGCACAGCAGCTTACGAACCATGTCGGAGAAAAACGGGTCGCGGGCATGCAATCCCACATACGGATACGGAGACCGCTGGCGGATATACATTTTCGGATCCGGCGGGTAGAGCTTGCCTGTTTCCAAATCCACATAGCCGTTCTGTGCTGCCAATAATGTTGGATACTTGTCCCATTCCTCTCCGGACATCGCCATGGATTCTTCTCCTACTACTGCTGTGCGCATCACCGATGTTCGGCGTGAGCTGCCGCGCAATGATTTCGATCTGGATGTTAAAGCCTTGTGAAGCGATTTTGCTTCAGTAAGCTCCCCCTGCTGAGTGGTTTCAGGATTCATCACCACCTTCCACTGTTTCCTGGCTGCGCTGTCGTAATGCTCCGCAAGGTTCATCACCTCCCTGCCAAACTCGCTCACAGCGTCAGGTCGCCACACACCGTCGAACCGCCACCATTCTCCGGCTTTTTTATCAAAGCAAAACTTCCCCCGCTTCACGTTTAAAAGCATCTCCAGATCACCAAGCTCATTCCTGTTCATGTAGTGCGAAAGCTGCTTTATGGAGTAGGTTTTGGGCTTCTCTTCCTTGGGCGCCAAGCCCTGCCAAATGGCATACGGTGGAGGCGGTGTTTCCCTGTTCACATCAAGCTTGTCAGGAAACTTCCTGCGCGCTTCATCCCACGCTGCCTGTTCTTCCTCCTTCACCTGCTGAGTAATCAGCACGCGCAATTCATCACGTGTCAGTTCAGAAGGATGTTTATCCTTGATATCTTCCAACAAAATTTCAGGAATTTTAGGCATCACGCACCTCCACAGTAAGAACAAGAAAAAGAACCACATATTGCCTACGCATGCGAATGCAGTATGATTGCTCACGCCAACTCTTCAGCCCAACAATCTGAAGAGCCTTCGTATGTTGACTCCTCTTCCGGACAATGTGCGAAACAGCACTGAGAGCGCAGTTCAGCGCACGCAAAATGCATCTCGAATCGTATTTGGCACGGCTCACCACAAGCAGCTGCTTAACCTCAAAACAAAGCGGCTCATCCGGAGCTTGGCGATGCCGTCCTCCAAAACGCTGAACTGCGCCCTCTCCACAATGAAGATCCTCCGCGTAGCAACGGTGCAAATTCGTATAGCAACGGTGCTTGTGCTCGGAACAATATGGATTGTGCTCGAAGCCAGATGGCTTATGCTCGAAGAAATATGGCTTGTTCTCGAAACAACGATGGTCATTCTCAAGACAAAACGGCTTGTGCTCGAAGCAACAATGATCATTCTTATTAGTCATCCCTAGCTGCTCAATTCGGTCATTCTGAGAGCAAAAAGCTGTCAAATCCCGCGCCAGATGCACGATTTTCAATTTTTCAGAATTTTCCCAACCACCACTCCGCAAACGCCACGCGCCTACACTGACCCCTGTGAGATCAACCTCCCGAAAGAACCTATGCTCTCCTGCTGGCAGGACGGGCTTTCTTTGGCGCTCCTTAGAGTTTTTGCTGCTTTCTTGGAAATGGGGGGAGGGGAAAAGGAGGGACAACACGACCGGAGAGTCGAACGCTCCCATACGGTCGCGTACGACATGAATAAAGGATGCCGCTAACGCGGCGACAGTTATTGAGCTGCTGAATGGATATTGGTGAAGCGTTGTGCCCGAATGCAT